ACTTATCATTTATCTATAGAAAGTGTAAGAAGAATGTATCAACCTGAAGTAAAAGCAATTGTATATCCTCACTTGTTTGGTAATATATCTGACATGACAGAAATAGAAAACTTTTGTGAAGAAAAAAACATAAAACTAATAGAGGATGCTTGTCAATCATTTGGTGCAAATAGAGGTGGTCAATACGCAGGTACATATGGCGATGTTGCAACATTAAGTTTTAATGCAAACAAACCTGTTGCAGGAATATCAGGTGGTGGTGCTTTTTTAACAGATAGTAAAGAACAAGCAGATTTAGTTAGAAAGTTAAGAAGACACGGCAACAATGAAACACTAGGATACAATTCTAAAATGTTAGCAATCAACGCTGAGTTTATAAATTTTAGAATATCTAAAATGCACGAATGGCAAGATAAAAGATTTAGAATTGCAAAGAGATATGACAATCTATTAAAAGACTTTGTGACGTTACAAAAGGTTGATGAAACCGTTAATCATTGTTATCACAAATACGTCATAAGAGTTGAGAACAAAGAGATAAGAGATACCTTGAAGAAAAGACTTAATGCAGGTGTACATTACCCGAATCCTATATCAGAAAACCCTATGTATAACGACCTAATAAATAGAACCGATGAGTGCTTGAATACTCAACAAGTTTGTGATACAATATTAACATTACCTATTCATCCATATTTAACAGATGAAGAGGTTGATAATACTTGTAATATTATAATGGCAACGGTATGAATGAAATAGTAATTAGTCCTTCACTTAAAACTTTCTGTTATTTTGATGAAAAAAATAACATGATTGATATTACAAGTAAGATACCATTTAAGTTATTAAAGTTAGTAAAGAAAATGAAATATATCTTTGGTGATGATATAGTACTTGACAAGTCTTTGATAGCAGATGACATAGAGGACATCTATCATTATATAATAGAAAAGGCCTATGAAAGATCAGATTACATATTTGAAGAATTGAATTTTAAAGATCACGCTAAACAAAAACTATTAGTAGCGTTTAACAAATTCTTTTTTGATAAGTTTACAATATGAAAACATTAAGAGAAATACAAGAGAACTATTTAGCCATAGATTTTTTTATGTCTATGTCATGTAATAAGAATTGTCATTATTGTACAAGTTACACTTTAGAGATGAGAAACTTGACGGTTGATATGGATTTCCTAAAACAAACACTAGACTATTTAAAAAATTATAAGATACGTGTTTGTCTTTTAGGTGGTGAGCCAGGACTAATAAAAAATTTAGATGAAGTAATTGCTGAAGTTAAAAGCAGACCTAATCATGTATGTTCAGTATTATCAAATTCTTTTGTACGTAAAAGATATCCACATATATTAAAAGATCCTGATATACTTTATATTGAACATAATATATTAGATTTTTACGAAGACAGAATAGAAAAACTAGGTAATTTAGATAAATTAGAACCTTATGGTTTTATACAACCAAATGAATACAATAATTACAATCTATGTGTAAAGACACCTAATTATTTTAAATACAAAGATAACTTTCCAGAAGAATTAAAACAGCTAGATCATAAGAATACAATGTGGAAGTCATTTAATGGTAGAACACCTAATAAAGATGACGTGTTAGCAGTACATAGTCAAGCTGCAGAAATAGATAGGAAAATGTGTGCAGCTTTTCCTATGGTACCTGTTATTAATTTTGAAACAAGAAAACTTGTACATTGTAGTAAAAAGTTTGCCAATAACGCAATACATTCAAAAACATTTGACATAACACAGGAGAATATAGACAAGATGATGAATTTTAGATTATTTAAATATGAAAATTATTGTAAAACATGTATGGAATGGGTTGAACCTAAAGGTCACTTTCCAGTATCAAAATATGCGAGTGTATTATGAGTATAACTGATTCACTAAAAAGAAGGGCACATGTTGTTCATTATAAAAAAGATATTATACCTACTAGATCACAAATAGAGGAGATATTAAGAATAGGTTATCCTCTTGCAACATCAAAACAAAAAGCATTTCCTTACAAAGCATATGTACTAGGGCCTAATGAAGAAAGAAGTAAGATGTTATATGACCTGTGTGAATACAATAAAGTAGAGTTTGATGGAGATGTAGGAGAAAAATATCACGCAAATCCTAATTTATATCATATATCATCAGCACCTTGGACATTAATATTTACACCAAGAGTTGCACCAGGTAATGAATTTGCACAAGAACAATGTGCCAAAACAGGAACAAAATGGGAAATGGGCGATGAGTCATTTATACCTCGTGGTAGAGAGAGTTGGTCTATAGAGGTAGGTATGATTGCAAAAACAATTACAGGTGCAGTATTAGACGCAGGTTGGGATACTTCTTATTGTATTTGTTTTCCTAAACAAGTTGAAAAATGGAAAGTTAATACAAAAAATTATTTTGATTTTATTAAGTACATGCCATATTTAGTACAGACTATTGGTAAAGCAGACTTATATAAATGGCAAAACATGAGTAAGGACGGCTTGAAAAAAGATACTTGCCCACCATTTGAGGATATCTTTTCATTTGAGGATGACAAATAAACTACCTAAACACTTAACCAAAGGTGGGCCAGGTGATCAATACCTGGGTGGGGGAAAAGTAGATACATCTGAATGGTTTAAAAATAATACAATATCTGAACTAGATAAAAGTATTAAAAACCAAGATATATATTTTTGCGCTGCTCCTTTTCAATTATTATATTCGGATACTGATGGTGGTTATGCACCTTGTTCGTGGGCTGAAGCAAAAGTATTTAAAACAAATATAAAAGACGTTTCAATAAAAGATTGGTTTGAAAATAATACTAAACTCAATCAATTACGAACTGAAATGACAACACCTGACTCTAATTTAGAGTTGACAAAAAAATCGTGTGGTTCGTGTATCAAACAAGAAAAACTATACGGCAGATCCAGACGACAGACTTCTTTAAAATTACAAACTAACGACACTTTTTTATGGCCAAGAATACGAGAGGCAGTTGAGGCATTTAAACATACTGGTAGAGGCCATATAGAACATAAAATATTTGAAGTGCAAATTAAAGCATTTGGTAATCAATGTAATTTAGATTGTTACATGTGCCATACCTTTGACTCTTCTACAAGAACTACAACATTAAACTCTAAGGAACTAGAAGGTCAATCAGTTATAAATGACTACACTATTAAAAAAGGTAATGAGTTGAAAAAACTAATTTCTTCTATTAAAGGTGCAAAACTTGAAGATATTATTAATCAAATAACAGAAATAGCTCCTTTCATTTACAATCTTAAATTCATTGGTGGCGAACCACTTGTTATGAAACAATACTATAAACTACTTGACGCAATAGTAAAAACAAAATATAGTAATCAAATGTATGTAAAATTTCAAACTAATATGTCTGTTTTAGGAGAAGGTAAATATAAAATTACAGACTACATCAAACACTTTGAGCGATTTGAAGTTACCGTATCACTTGATGGTATAGGTAAAACAGATGAATATATTAGACGTAGATCAAATTGGAATGATATAGTTAATAACATTAAAACTATGAAACAATATCCTAACGTACAAATTAATTTAAATGGCACAATATCTTTTTTAAGTGTATTGAGATTTGACGAACTTATAAACTGGTTTGATGAAAACAAAAAACTATTTAATCAGATTAACTGGTCTAATATAAGAGGACCAGCAAAGTTATGTGCAAATGTATTACCAGATGATTTAAAGAAAAAACTTATAGACAAATATAAAAACTTTCCTGATATACAGAATGTTTTAAAAGAAGATAACGCTGGTCTGTCTTATTTAGATACAATAGACTACTTGTTAAAAATTGATAAATACTATAAAGGCACTAAATGGGAAGCAAACTTATTTGATGTCTTTCCTGAACTGAAAAAATATAATGGGGAAAAAAGAGTGAAAAAAATATATTCAATAGCATTAAACTTACACGACCATAATACGTATGATGGTAAGTGGCACAATCAAAGAGAACGACATACTAGATTTAAACACAATCTACCATATCACGCTGAGGCATATGATCATCAATCAGATATATTAAATCCTAGTGACTACAGATTAAATAAAGAATTTGTTAATGATTATTGGCTTAAAAATAAACCAGATGGTACAAATGGCATTCTAGCATTTACTTACACACTTGGTGGTATTAGAATGTGTAAAGATATATTACCAAAAGAAATATTTGACTATGACCCTAAAAACTTATGGGACTATCATCTTAAAGATAATATTTATTTTATAGACCATCATCAATCTCATGCAGCCTATGCCTTCTTAAATTCAGGTTTTTTAGAATCAGATATACTTGCTATTGATGGTATAGGTTCTAAATTTAGATGTGTATTTTTTGATAAAGATTATAAACTACATGATCTATCAGATAAATTACCTATTGGTTGGTTATGGAATCATATGTCTAACTTGACAGGTTTTGGCACACTTGGTGCAAGTAAACTTATGGGTAAAGTTGGTTATGGTAAACATAGTGATTATTATTATAATACCTTTGAAATTATATTTGACGGCCCTATTACTGAAAGAAAACAAGAACACTTTAAAGAAATTAGATTAGATAGTATTGAAGACCTTGCATATACTTTACAAGAATTTACTATTGACAAAATTAAAGAACATGTATTACCATTAAAATCAACTAACAAGTTATGTCTTGCTGGTGGTGTTGCATATAATGGTTACATGAATGAGATGTTTACTGAACACTATGATGATGTATTTGTGCCACCTGCTATAGGTGATGAAGGTCAAGCAATAGGTACATATCAACATGCTGATTATATGATTAATAAACAGATACATAAATCAAATGTATATGCTGGTAAAGAATATGAATTTGTTGGTGATGAGAAAGTAGATTATAGAGAAGTAGCGCAAGCAATTGCCGATGGTAAGATAGTAGGTTGGTTTCAAGGCAAATCAGAAAGTGGTAATCGTGCATTAGGTAATAGATCAATACTTGCAGACCCACG